ACGATCAGCAGTGAAAAGAAAAAGAAGTAAACCTCAAGGTGTTGGAGGTAAACCAACTAATGTAAAAACATTTGCTAAAGCTGCAGGTGGAGGTATGGCAGTTAGAGGCATGAAGTTTATTGGTGTTAGATGACCAAGAAAAGAAGAGATCCTAGAGTTGGCACGGGCAAAAAACCAAAAGGTAGTGGCAGGAGACTTTACACGGATGAGAATCCACGCGATACTGTATCTATCAAGTTTGCTACTCCTGCTGATGCTAGAAAAACAGTGGCAAAAGTTAAGAAGGTTAAAAAACCTTTTGCTAGAAAAATTCAGATTTTAACAGTCGGTGAACAAAGAGCTAAAGTTATGGGTAAGTCACAAGTAGTTAATATTTTTAAAAAGGGTAAAGATGCCATCAGAAAAATTCATAATCGTAAAAGGACGTAAATACAAAAAGTCTCCATTAAAAGAAGGTCCAAAAAAGAAAAGACTTGTTAAACTTTTAATGTCAGCTAGACGTGATGTTGGAGTAGCATTAAAAGAAAAAAATAAATCAAAAGAGAGACTAGCTAGAAATAGAGTGCATAAATATAAAAAACAGTTGAAGGAAAGATGAGTTTAGAAAAAGAAATAAAAAACGACGTACGTAAGTGGTCTGAACATTTTTTAGAAATACCTAACAAACATCTAGGAGGTTTCCCAGCTTGTCCTTTTGCAAAGAAAACTTGGAAAGACGACAAAGTTGTTGTTGAAGTAAAAAGAAAACACAAGTGGTACAAAGCCGAGTTAAATGCTCAATTGAAGCAGTTAGACTTTTCTGTTCATGAGATATTGATATTCTGTGACCCATACTTTAATTATTCTTTAGAAGATTTTCAGGAGACAATAGATGCGTACAATACTTGGTACAATAAAAAGGATATATATTTTATGGGTTTTCATCCCCACAATCCAGCCAACGAGGAGGAGCAAGAGTTTCTTGTCACTCCAAATGGGGACACCCCTACTGTAGAAAGTGATTTGGAATATTCCATGATGCTGGCACAAAAGTTCTCGCAATTACAGGAAGCTTCTGATAAATTACATAGAATTGGTTACTATAAGTTGTGGCCAACCGGGTACTATAAAGACGTCGTAGTATCTAGACAAAAAACCTATAAACGAATATTCGGAGGTCAATATGAAGGGTAAGAAAAAACAAGCAATGAAACGTGGTGGCGCTGTTAAAAAACGTGGCGGTGGCATGATGAAAAAAATGATGGGCGGTGGCATGATGGGCAAAAAGAAAATGGCCGGTGGTGGCATGATGGGTAAGAAAAAACAAGCAATGAAGCGTGGAGGTGCCGTCAAAAAAAGAGGTGGTGGCATGATGAAAAAGAAATAGATGCCAACCTATTCTTCAACAGCTAACTTTGATCTCAGCATAGATGAAATCGCTGAGGAAGCATATGAACGTTGCGGTTTACAAGTTCGTAGTGGATACGATCTAAAAACCGCAAGACGTTCTTTAAACTTAATGCTATCTGAATGGGCCAACAGAGGTCTAAACCTTTGGACTATTCAACTACAAGAAAAAAGTTTACCTGCAGGAACAACAAATTTAACTGGTTTAGATTTGTTTGGATCGGGTCAAGAAGCTGGTCAACAAATAGTTGACATTACAGATCTTGTTATTAGAGATTCAAGTAATAATGATTTTTCTGCACAAACAATTAGTAGATCAACATATTTAAATATATCCGTTAAAAGTACCAGCGGAAGACCAAGTCAATACTATTTTGAACGTACGATAAACCCAAGATTATATCTATATCCTGCAGCAGATGTAGACTACACTCTAGTATATTATGCTCTGATTCGGATGAAGGATGCTGGGGCGTACACGAATAATGCTGAGATTCCTTTTCGTTTTCTTCCATGTATGACTGCCGGATTAGCTTATTACATAGCTATGAAGAAAGCGCCAGAAAGAATTCAATTATTAAAACAAGTTTATGAAGATGAGTTCCAAAGAGCTGCAGCTCAAGATGGAGAAAGAACAAGTTTATTTCTAACACCTAAAACTTATTTACCAGGAGTTTAAATGGCCAAGTTTGCATCAGGTAAATTTGCAAAGAGAATATCAGACAGATCTGGTATGGCTTTTCCATATAATGAGATGGTTAAAGAATGGAATGGTTCCATAGTTCATATATCTGAGTTTGAACCAAAACACCCTCAGTTGGAACCTGTGCCAATAGTAACTGACCCAGAAGCATTAGAAAATGCAAAACCACAAACTGCAATATCAAGAGTTTTTGTGGGAGGTGCTGATGGTCCTATAAATGCTGGCAGAACAGTTGTAAAACCGGATGGTTCTGATGCAGCTTACGATGGAAGAGGTTTTGGATTAACTGCCAATCAATTTGAAACGGCTAATCAGGTGGTAACTCATACTAGAGCAGACGGTTCTACTTTTACAATAACAACTAAAAGCATGATGCCTTTAGAACTACAAGCACCAAAAAAACCAACAAGGTTGCTATCAAGCGTTGGTAATGTTACAGTGAGCACATCATGACAGATTTTTCTGATTTAGTAGATAATATAAGAAATTATACAGAAACTGATTCTACAGTTTTAACTGATGCAATCATACAACAGTTTATTGATTCTACCGAGGATAAAGTAAGAAGAAAGGTAGATTTAAATTATTACAGGAGATATGATACTGCCACATTAACGGTAAATAATCCTTTTTTACCACTGCCTGCTGATTGGGAGGCAACCAGATATGTTCAGTTGATAGATGGATCTAACAATAGAACATTCTTGATACAAAAAGATATTTCGTTTATTAATGAATTTGCGCCCGATAGGACATCAACAGGGGCAGGTACTCCTAAGTATTATGCTGTTTATGATGATGATACTCATATGCTGGCGCCAACCCCGAACGCTGCATTAACTGTAGAGCTCGCATACACGTACAAGCCACCTATCTTGTCTAGCACGACAACGTCGAACTGGATGAGCCAGAACGCTCCAAACGTGCTATTGTATGGTTGTGTTTTAGAGGCACTTGGATACTTGAAAGGTCCGGCCGATATGATACAATACTACGATAAAATGTATAATCAGTCTCTAAAAGATTTAGCCTCATATGAGATGGGACGTGATCGTAGAGACGAATTTCGAGATGGCGTTATTCGTATCCCTCTCGAGTCTAGGAACCCATAGGAGATAATTATGGCAATTACACAAGCTGTATGCAACAGTTTCAAAGTGGAGATCCTGAAAGGCCTACATAATTTTACGGCAACGACGGGGAATACTTTTAAACTTGCGCTATACGACAACGAAGCAACATTAAGTAAATCAACAACTGCTTTCACACAATCTGATGAAGTAGCAAACTCAGGAACTTATTCTGAGGGCGGTGGAACTTTAACATCTGTTACACCAACTTTATCAAGTGATACTGCTGTATGTGATTTTAATGACATATCATTTACAAGTGCAACAATTTCTGCACAAGCTGCTGTGATTTACAACAGCTCAACTGTATCTGGTTTGACAACAAACGCATCAGTGTGTGTTCTTGATTTTGGTGCTGTAAAAACTTCAACTGCTGGTACGTTTACAATTACGTTTCCTGCTGCTGAAGCGACTGCTGCAATTTTAAGAATAGCATAGGAGATAAACAATGGCCTCTCTTCAAGGATGGGGCCGACAAACCTGGAATTCGGGTGCTTGGGATACCTTTGCACCCGTAGACGCTACAGGTAATGGCCTCTCATCTGCACTAGGATCGCTTACACTTACAGGTGATTGTAATATTACCCTAACGGGGATAGGGACAACTTCATCTACAGGGACAGCGGTTGGAACTGGTGTTGCAGAGGTGATTGCTGTAGGCAATCCACTAACTTCATCTTTTGGATCTTTAACAGTTACAGGGACTTCAACAGTTACTGCTTCTGGCAATGCACTAACCTCTTCTATTGGTGAAGAGTCAGTTGAAACATTAGCACAATCTGGTTGGAACAGAGGTGTCGCTGGTGATAGTGGCGTATCACTAGGATGGTCAGATAACCTTTGGGGCACCACGCAACAATCATATGGTTTTAGTGGTAACGCATTAACATCATCTTTAGGAACTCCTACTGTAGCTGCTAACGCTGATGTAACACCATCTGGAGTAAGTTTAACATCTTCTACTAATACCCCTGGCACATCAATATTTGTAACAGGCACACAAGCTACTTCATCAATAGGAACTTTTTCAATAACCGGTGATTCACAGTTAACAGTTGTTGCAGCTTCTGAACCAGAAGTAGATGCACTTGTTGGTCAAGTAACAATACAAATAGGTAAAACAGCGTTTCCAGTAGGTAACGTAATTACACCAAGTCTTGGCACGGAGGTTGTCACTGGAGACAGTAACGTGACACTTTCTGGCGTAGGTTTAACCTCTTCTCTAGGAGATGAAACACCTACTGGAACAGCGTCGGTTGATGCTACAGGTAATGAATTAACATCTTCAGTTGGTGATGTCACTCTATCTGCTGGAGCTACAGTTACACCTACTGGTTTAGGTTTAACCTCAGCATTAGGAGAAGAATCACAAGAAACTAGCTACGAAGCGCCTAGTGTATCCATCACATCTACTGCAGGCACATTAAATATTCGTACAGATGTAAGCTTTACAATAACAGGAGTTTCTGTTACAAGTGCAACTGGTACTTTACAAGGGACCTTCTGGTCACAAGTAGATGACTCAAACAGCGGAATAACCTGGACGGAAGTTCATAAAGCTGCATAAAAGTTTTGACAAACTTTAAATTAATCATTAAATTTTAAATTAG